CTCGTCGAGAATGTCCAGATGATTGTAGATTTTGCTTTTTTCGATTTTCAGCTCCACCTTGTCCGCCACTTCGTCGCTGTCCGAGCCAAGAATGTCGATGAGTGTTATTTCGTTTACATCATTATCATAGACAAACTTTCAATTTCTTCAAAAATGATATTACCCCCGTAGCGGTGCTTCCGCATACGGGGGACAGTATCATCATATCACACACCGACGATGTCCCTCGGTCAGCTTGTTCGGTCTCACGCAGGCCTCACCGCCGTCTGGAACGCCAGGATCGCGTCCGCCCGAAACGTCCGCGGCGCCTGGGACGTCGTACAGTACGCCTGAATGATGCCATTGCGGACCGAATGCACGAAGATGGTCCGCTGCGTGAGGCGGCCGTCGGCGGACATGTAGATGATCTCTACGTAGCGACCGGCGTATTTGGCGATCATGTAACACGCCTCCCGAATGTGTGTTCGTGTGATTAGATTATAATGGGAACGTTTGTTCGGTGTAAAGGGGATAAATGAAGCCGCTTGCAAAGCGGCTTACACTCGGCATTAAAAAGTGCGACCCAGCGGCCGCACTCAATGCGTGAATTCTTTTGAAACCGCGTCATAGTCGACCGTGAACGGGATCTGACTGCGCATTATGGATTTATTTTTCTTTGTAAAGTCCATAATGATTGCTCCTATAACTTCATCAGAATCCTCGTCCTTGCGTAAAAAGATTCCGGGGTACACTTCATCTTCATAGCCATACCGTGGTGGCCCTAAGAAGATGTATAACACATCATGTTCGGCATCGTATTTAACTTTTCTTTCGTTCATATATGATTCCTCTTTCTCCAGTTTCACGCATTCTGGATTGAGCAAATACCGTGCAAACGTCCCCGGTTGAGTTCGCGTGGTCGACTACCACCATGACAGTTTTGAATTTATTTATGCTGCCAAGATACACCAAATCGTAATATCTTTCTCGCGTATCATAATCGACGTCAGGAACAATAAATGCTGGACTTGCGATTATTCCCTCAACGACTTTCTCCTGTCCAATCAGTTCTTTTCGTTGGTGATCTCCGCCAGTCACATGCATTTCCCATGTGCTCTGTTTAAGTTGCACGGTTCTTCCCAGAGGGTCTGTTGTCTTAAATATTAGCGGAGTTTCTGGGGTTTGGGTGCTTATTTCTAGGTTACCCGATAAAGTGGTTTGTAATTCATCTCTTGCTTCAAATGTCATTTTTTCGTCACCATTGCTATTACACCTTTACTTTTAAGCTCCTCGACCTTATCTTTATTCGGTTCCAAGTTAATTGTACCAAATAACTCTTCGTAAGTCCTTAGGTTTTCAGTCATAATATTGACAAGCACTTTAAAATGCTGTGGACTCATATGTACTTGGGCAACGGGGGTAATACCTTCTGGATTACTAACACCGAGGATTATTTTGAAATCATATAATGACAGTTCCACATTCGCCGCATTGGTATAAATGATTGGCAAGTTCACTGGCCCTTGCATTTCCATTCCTCCAAAATTTATATGCTGTAATTGCCACTATCTTACATCAAATTTATCGGTTTGAGAATATGGTTTTTAAACAATGTGAAGAGGCTGGCGCCTGAATGATCAGCCCTACATTCTGCAGAATCAAAACAAAATCCCCCGCCCAGCCACACGGCCAGGCGGGGTTTCGTCATTGTAACGGCAGTCCGGCCACCTTACGGATCTCGTTTGCGAGCCGGCGAAATTCCGTGATTTGGTTGGCAACCTTCGTTCCGGCCAGCTCGGCCACCACACCGTAGTGAGCTTGCAGGATTTTGATGATCTTCTCAGCGTCCTTCTGGTCCATTTTCGGTTTCGCCTCCTTGGTTCCGTATGCCATTACCTGAGCCACAAACCATGCCTTATTAATCCCCGACCCAGGACACGTCTTTTGGTTCGTAAATTCCCGGTGAAACCTGATCTTCTCCGGCCCAAGGTTCCACATCGTCATGATCGCCCGGCACAAACCCGCCGCCGTCTCAAGCTGCGCCCCCTCCAGCTTTTCTTGTCCTACGTCGAAGTTCCCGATCATCTCAAACATGAACGGGTGCACGCCGTCCGGATCGCTGTCGTTATAGCCTGTCGCCGAAGCCGGTGGAACGAGAAGCGATCGCCCCTCCCAAATGTATCCGTCCGGGTCGATGGTGGCGTGTTGGGCGATGTCGCTCCATCCCTGCGTCCCCGTGTGGAACCGCCACATTGCCTGCACGAGTTTCAGTCCGCCGTCGCGCCGAAAATCAGCTATGGTCGGTTTCCACGTTCCGTGCACATGGATTTCGGAGAAGCGTACTTTGCCGACGACGGGCCGAAGCATCTGGTCGATGTATTCCTGGAGCGTGAAGCGGCGGAAGGTTTTACGTGTTGCCGCCATCCTTGTCATCTCCTTTGCCAGCACCTGGCGGGTTCAGCACTTTGGAATGCATCTGGCCGGCTGCAGCGGCCACCAGGAAACCGTTGGCCAGCGCCAAGACATACACCCGCCAATCAGACGGATTAGCCCCTGTAGCGATCTGGGCGAGCGTCAGGATGGAAAAGCCGATGATGACAGCATAAAGGTCCGTCGGCACCGTTCCGCGCGTCAGACGGTCAACCAGCGTCTTCGTATACTGCACAACGAGGAACGTAAGCAAAGAGGCGCCGGCCATTGTGCCAAGCGCCTCCCAGGTGAAAAGCTGTCCGGTTTCCACCGTTTCATTCACTCCCTTCCGTTTTCAATCCGATCAATCCTCTGATGCGCCTGCTTCGCGCTTTCTTCCACCCGCGTCACACGCTCGGCCAGCATGTCATAGCGCTGCCCTTGCGCCCGGAGTTCGTACCGCAGGTCATCGACTCCCTGCCGGATATAGTTCACACTGGCCCTCAGCTCTCCGTCTGCCGCCCCGTCCTGACGCACGGTCCGCGACCGCCCGAGCCAGCCGAGCACGATGCCGCTGATGGCCGCGGCGGCCGCGATTACAGCGGTCCAGTCCATCGCAACGGCTCCTTTCCAAGCAAAATAAAAACCGCCTCATTCGGCGGTATCCCCATCCAGCATGGCCTGCACCTCGGCACGCCACCGAAGCGGTACGTCGTCGATGGTGCGCAGTCCCTTTTTGATCAAATCGTAGTAGATTTTTGCCACGTCACTCGTCACCTCCCGCGATTATCTCGGCCAGCTCGGCGAGGGCGAGATGGATGGCGGTCTTGTCTGCTTCGATTGCTTCCGCGAGCTCGGCCACTGCCAGCTGCAACTGGGTTATGGGGTCGGAGAGCGGATCGGATTCCGGCATCGGCGGGATTCCCTCGTCAAGGCATTCTTTGATATAAAGGCCTGTTTCCGAATCTTCAGTCACACGATACTGCTTCCCGTTTTCTTCGATAATTTTGGTCGTGACTGCCATACCCTTCCCCTCCGTCATGGTCATGGTGTGCCCGCGGCGAGCCTGTAGCGTATCGTCGCACTAAGCCGGGCGCCTGTTTTCTTGATCTCGACTTTTACCGAATTTTGAAAATAAATAGGATCTGAGACGTCGCCGACTAGGTTGCTGGAGCTTCCTCCATATGGACGAACCAAGTAATCAAGAAACAAGGTCGACGTCGTGGTGGATTGAACAGAAATTTCGTCCGATTTTCCGTCGACCGTGACCCTCATGTAAAAGACATGGCCGGGGCCGTTGTTCGAGACTTGGGCCCGTACAAATTCGAGGCGCCCACTGACCCCCGAAATATCGAGAACCGTATAATATGCATTGTTTTGTTCATCGGTTAGGCTCAAAGTCGCCGAGCGTGGCTGACCGACCGGGAAAACCGCTGCCACCGGCTCCCACCCCCCTTTCTGCTGATTCCATCTTTCCACGGTCCCATTGTGATCCCGAAGCGTAAGGCCGTTTTGTAACCTGGTATCCACGTACTGCTTCGTCCTCAGCGGCGTCATCAGCGTCGCATTATCGGCTCCGGCTTCTGCCTGCGCTTGCGATGCGGCTGGATAGTTCGGCACGTTGCCGAGTCCGACTTGCGCTTTCGTCACGCCGTGCGGATTGTCTGTGCGGGAAGCGTGTGCATCCACTTCCGCCTTCCGCGCCACATCGTCAGCCGCCGCCGGAGCCGCCGCTTTGATTCTGCCTTGCGCGTCACGCTGAACAATCGTATTCGGCGTGGCCGCGGACGTGGCGCCGTGGACGCCGGTGGTGGCGGCTGTGTGATTGGTCAGGTTGGTCTGCACCGCATCCACTGTGTCCTTTCGCGCGATGTCGTCAGCAGCCGCCGGCGCCGCTACCTTCGCTCTGCCGGCAGAGTCACGCTGGATGATCGTGTTCGGCGTGGCCGTGCTCGTGGCGCCGTGGACGCCGGTGGTGGCGGCGGTGTGGGCGGCGAGATTGTCCCGGTTCTGATTGATCTCCTGCCCGATTTGGTTCAGATCATCCGGCAGCACCGTATCCCCCATCTGCCAGTCCGTTTTTGCCATCATTCATCACCTTCCTTGACTGTGAGCGATTGGATCATGAGATGATCCGCCGTGATCGGGATGTTGACGTTGTTCGTGCTGATCACGTTGTCCGCAGCGTCTCTCAGCTCGATCGTCGTGATCAGCGACACTTCGGCGGCAGGTACGAGGTACTTCAGCGCCAGCACGCTTCCCGTGACCTCCTTGACCTCAAAATCTGTGATGGCATATGTTCCGTTGAGCACTACTTTCGCGACGCGGCCATCCACATACCGAGCCACGTCCTGCAAGAACGCAGTATCAATCATGTCACAGGCACCTCCGGTCCCAATGTTGCGAACGGCGCGGCGCCGAGCTGCCACGAGCCGAGCACGTAATTCCATGTCACTTCATGCATGACGATCGTCTCTACGAGCTCCAGATCATCATTCAGCGCCGTATTCTGCTGATACACGATGTTGGCCGGCTTAATCGTCTTGACGGTATGCTCGACTTCCCGAAAGACCTCAGCATCGTCAATGGCAGCCGTGATGATCAGCAGATAGTTCTCCGGCTCCACCTCAACCAGCGTGCGGCCCGGACCGACGAGTCGATCAAGCTGCTCCTGCAGGAAGCGCACCGTAAACGGCGGTTTCATGGAGTAGCGGTTGATGATCCGGGCGCGCCGGAAGGCAATGGACTCGTTGGCCGGATCAGCCTGGATGCCCAGCATCTTCTCCCGGCGCTTGATGCCGGCGGCGCTGGCCGTCGTCACGAACTGGTCATTGAGCAATTGCCGGACCGCTGACTCCATAGCATCCAGCTCGGCACTCTCCATCTTGTCGAGCTCTACGAAGTCCTTGATCTCGCGGTAAAAATCGGGTAGGTATTGCAGAATCCGCTCACTCATGGACGATCACCGTCCCGAGCACCGGGATCTCCTCCGCGTCCAGCGTCACATTCGCTGCCGAGCCGTTCAACTTCGTTCCGGTAACGTCGATAACTCCCGGGACGGTGAGGATCGCCGCCTCAATTTGCGAGATCCGGACGACGAGTTGCGACTGATCCGCCCATTCCTTTCGCAAATTGAGCAGATAGACCTCGATGACTTCCTCGATTGGCCCCTGCACCTGACCGACGTTCACACCGTTTGCCAATGTCACCGTCGTCTCCACATTGATCGTCACCGGCTGGACGCCGGCGATCGTCACCTGATGGCCAATGGGAGCCAGACCATACCCTTTCCCTTGCGGCGGGGGATCGATTGCTTCCTGCACCTCGGACACCAGCGTCGGCGCCGGCGCACTCCAATCGGAGGCGATGATCGTGCATTTCACCGTCCCGCCGCCCTGCCAGACCGGAAACACCTTCACGCCGCCAACGCCCTCCATGACGCCGATCTTTTGCTTATAGTCGGCGACATTCCCGCCGAACGCCGGCTCATTGATGGCCGCATAGTAGCGCTGCCGGAGCGACTCGTCGTCTTCCTCATCCTCCCCGGGAACAAGCACCGCGCCGAGCTCCGCCCGCACAAGACCGGCAACATATTCGATCGGCAGCAGGGCGCCGAAAGGCTGATTTCCGACCGTGCCGGACGTTTCGCACTCGAGCACATAGACACCGACGCTGACCTTGCTAATCGCTGCATAGATCAGCCCGTCGATGCCGAACCGACTGCCGATCGGCACGTCCATCGGGACGTCGCCAGAAGCGTAGAACATCCCCTGCCGACGCGCTTTGGTGGCTGGGCGTCGGATCACGCCGAACTCGGCTGCGCGCCTGCTCAGATATTCTCCGCTGGCTGTGTCTGCGAAGGACAAATTGAGATTGATGTCCAGCTCCGCATACAGCTGTGCAAGCTCGGCGGCTGCCGGCGCCAGCGCATCATAGATCACGCTGCCGGGGCGCTTGTCGATGTCTGCCGGCACGCGATCCAGCATGCGCTGCAGGATGGCTTCGTAGGTCTGATGTTCATACACGCGCCGTCACCTCCTGTTGGAATGTTCCGAACGACGACACGACGGTGAACCGGACCGTAGCCGTATCCCCGACGATATCGATCTGAAAATCCGTGACGCCCTCAATCCGATCGTCCTGCGTGAGCGCCTCGGTGATCCGCCGGCGCAGCTCGGACTGGACGAATACCGGATCGCGGCCGACCAGGTTGGCAAGCTCCACGCCGTAGTCGGCGTCATAGATCATGTGCCGGAACCGTTCCGTCTGCAGCGCCTTGAGCACTGCCTGCCGGACCGCATCCAGCCCGTCTATCATTCCGACCGCCCGGCCACGTTCAAAATCGAGCCGCCACGTCCGGGACGGCTGCGCAGCGGTTTCCGTGTTCTGCGTGTCGATGCTTCCGCCTGTCGGGATCATCCGCCCACCACCTTGTCGAGAATCAGGTATTTTTGGCCACCCTGGACCCGGAGCAGCACCACCCGGTCACCGGCCTGCAGACCGGGGCGGATGACAACCGGCTCCGTCAACGCGTCATCCGTCGTGCCGCCGGGTGCGATGTGCACGTGCCGCATGTCGATCTCCAGCCGGGTCAGGGACTCGGGCACAATCAAAAAATCCGCGTCGAGCGTGAACCTCTGATCGACGTTCACCTCGAGCGGATCTGCGCGTGTTACCGTCCCAAACATCACGGCTACCGGGCCGGTGGCCTCCATAGCTGTCAGGGCGGCCTGTCGAATGGCATTCAGCATGTCAGATCACCTTCAACGTGATGGACATCGTATGATCGGCACCGGCGAACCGGTGCGTCACCTCGTCCACCATCATCGGCTGGTTGATACCGAGCGACTCGATGACGACCGGCAGGTACATGCCGGCACGTACCCGGATGTCGCCGACAGCTTCCAGCTTCAGCGTGCGCTGTTCGCGGTTTTTGAGCGCCGTGAGCCGGTTCAGTAGTTCATTGATCTGAGCAGCGTTCATCTCCTCATCCACGGCCTCGTACAGCTGGAGCACGCCCCAGCGGGCGATGTTCGCGCTGTCCTGCACCATGTAGACCTCGCGCTTGCCAGTCTTCTGGTTGTCCCGGTACAGCTTGATCCGGTTGTACGTGTCCGAATCAATGTCCCGGGAATGCTCGAACCCGGTCATCAGGCTGCCGTCGCCGATGTAAAAACCGGCCTCGAACGCTCGAACGTCCCTGAGCGAGAGCGCGCCGAAGTCGTCGAAGAACACGAAAAACCGCCCCGTGGCCGACAGGGTGAGGGTGTTCGCCTTCTCGATGATGTCGAGCAGCGTTTGGCCGTCTTCGACCATAAACGGGATCCGGTAGCCGGTGTCGTCGATGCGGCCGACTTTCAGGTTAAAGTCGCCGGCAATCCGCCGGATGACGTCGCCGGTGGTGACGTTTTTGAACACGTAGGTGTCTTTGTTGAGCAGATACCGGACCTGATCGTATGCCTTGACACTGATCTCTGCGCCCCGGTTCTGCTTGATGTTGAACGCGTATCCGTAGAACACATTCGAGCCGTCTTTCCGCACCCGGACGATGTCACCGTTCTGGACCGTAAATGCCCGGTCCTGGTAGATGCCACTACCAATGAGCGTAAAGTCGACGCTCGCCGGCCGGCCGACGCGGGTGGTCGTCCAAGTCAGGTCCTTCGCGATCTCGGAGACATCCCAGACACGACCGTTTTTGTTGTCGACGAGGATTTCAAGCAACGCCCCCGCCTCCCGTGGGCAGCTTCAGCACCGTCCCCACCGGCAGGGACTTAAGCTGCGCATCGGTCAAGCCGTTCAGGCGCTGGATCTCGCGCCACCTGCTGCCGTCACCAAGCACCTTCTGCGCCACCTTCCACAGGCTGTCCCCCGCCGCCAGCGTGTACGTCTTGGGCGGTACGCGTTCATCCGGGCGCTTCGGTTTCGGCTTCTGAACGGTCGTCCCGCCGCCGGACCGCTGCACCACCTGGACCCGCCGGGCGGCATAAAACCGGTACTCTTTCAGCCGAAGCGAAAAAGAAATGTCGCCGGGGCTACCGGCGACTTCCTTCCACTCAAAACCTTCGATACTGGCCGGTGTGTTGATCTCCATGGTGGCCGTCACGGCCGTGAAACGGATCGGACGTTTCGACTCCCACCATTTCATGATGTAGTCGATATATGCCCGCGGTTCCAGCACGATCGACGCCGTAATGAACGGATACGGCTGCGCCGGGAACAGGCTTTCGATCGTGTACTCGGCGAGCTCCCGGTCCTTGATGACGTTGATTTTACCGAGGCCAGCCACATCATGCCCGGCGCCGTCCCCGCGAATGGCCGGGCCGATCTCGCTGGGCAGGACGGGCAGCTCAAACCCTTCCTCCTGGTTGTTCCAGCTGAGCCAGATGCCATACCGCTTAGCCAACCCCGTACACCCCCTGCGCCGAGCTCGCGATCCGCTCGGTCAGCTTCTCTTCAATCCGCGCGATCATCGTTTCGATGTCCACCTCTTTGCTGATCGGTCCGGTTTGTACCCGGACCGACGGCCGCAGCGTCACGAAGTTCTGGATCGACTTCATTTCGGCCAGTTCGCGCATCAGCTTCAAGTCCTCGCTGGAAACGTCCACCGTGTCCTCGATTTTTCCGACCTTCCCGACTTTATCAAGGCCGTTTTTGTCAATATTGGCGAGATACTTACTGATGTCATCCATTGCATCAGCACCGCCGCCGAACATCCTCGTCAAGTTCTGAACCTTGTCAAAAGCGCCCTGCACTTTGTCTGCTACGAAGCCGCCTGCGGCCTCGCCCCACTCCCGGCCAATGTTGAACGCTTCGGTGTAATCCATCGCCTCGAATCGCATCAGCTCGACAACATCGGCCTCGGTTTGCAGGCTGTCGCGGGCTGACTCCAGCTTGTTCAGCAAGTTCTCGATCCCGGACGTAATGTCCACGTTCAGACCGGGAATCTTGTTGATGATGTTTTCGATGCCGGAAGCCAGCTTCTGAAGCTGTTTCAAAACAATAATCACCAAATCGTAGAACAGCTTTTTGACCGCATACACAGGATCGCGCCAGACGTTGGCGAAGAACTCGGCCACGGACAGCACGAAATTGGCGACCCAGACGAATTGGTTATAGACGAACGCGATCAGCGTGCCGATGATTCCGCCGATAAATCCAATGACCTTCGCCGCAATGTCACCCCATTTGTTGAAGACGTAAATCAGCAGACCGATAGCGGCGCCGATCAGCAGGATCGGCCAGTTCATCGCCAGCCACGCGGCGGCTTGCGCCAGAAGCGGCGGCACCATCGCCCACGCCGCGGCGACCATTCGCCACAATTGCTGAATCATCAGTGCCAGCAGAGCGCTCGCCACCACCGTCAGGATCGGCTCGATGATCGACCAGTTATTCGCAATCGTGTCACCGATCCACGTCAAGACGTTCAGCAGACCACTCGCCGCGCCTGCGGCCAGATAAATCGCGTTCGTGATAGCGTTCATCATCGCCGCACCACGCTCCGAATTGAGCCAGTCACTCATCTGCTGGAATACCGGAGCGAACGCCTTGAACGCCTCATTCTTGACATTTTGAAACGCCGCGCCGAACGTCATAGGCATTTCTGCGAATTTAGCGTTAATGTCATCCGCCGCCGAGAACAGAGCGGCCTTGATTACATCAGCCGTCAGCGCCCCCTCGGACGCCAAGTCACGCAATTCGCCCTTCGATACACCGAGATACCGGGCAATCGCATCAGCCACCATCGACGCATTCTCCATGATCGCCCGGAACTCGTCACCTTGCAGTCGTCCGGACGCCATCGCTTGCGACAATTGGTACATAGCGGAAGCTTGTTCCTGCGCCCCGGCGCCGCTGATAGTGAACGCCTTCTGCAACGTCTCGACGAACGCGACGATCTCACCGCTCGAACTAAACGCATCGCCAGCCAGCAACCCAAGACGCGCCACATTATCCGCCATGGCGATAAAATCGCCTCGCGCCCGTTGTGCGGCGGCATGAATCCGTGCCTGCAAGTCATCCACGGACTGTCCTTCATCAACGATCAAATCCAAACGAGCACGAGCGGAAATGTATGTGTCTGCCGATTCTAAAGCGTTCTGTATCCCTTTAACCGACAAATATGCGGTAGCAAGACTGGCCGCCCACTTCTTAATCGACGATGCAAGATTATCTGCAGACGATTTCGACTGCTTCACGGACTGCGTAAACCGGTCCTGCGCCCGCTTCGCGGCGTCGATGCTTTGCTTAATCCCCGCCTCGGCCGCCGCCAGTTGTTTTTTCGCCGCGATCAACGTGCGGTCAACCGTAAGATTTCGGTTGGCCGAACGCTGCATCTGCTCCATAGCCCGAATCATCAGGTTCATGCTGTTCGTAATCTGCTGGAGCGGCTTCGTCATCGCGTCGAACATTTTCAGTGTTGCAGTTACCGTTGGCACGTCCTCACCGCCTTTCAAGCAAATAAAAACGTTCTCCTGTTCTGGAGAACGTTTTGTTGTCATATGTCATTTTACGCTATCAAATATCTCTGCGGCTTTCTCGTTATCAGTTTCCAAAAGGAATTTTCCGTTTGACTTCCATGTTTTGATTAGATTGTTGGAAGCCTTCGCTTTCTCTAATTCTTTTTCGGATTCATACTCATAAATAGCTACTTTGGAGCCATCCTGATAAAAAATGACTCCGTTTATCGCTCCAACCATTGTGAAAATCGGTTTTTCTTCTGGGTCAACCTCTACACCCGCATCTTGATAGGCCTTGATAAAAGTGTCTAAACTCCGAGTATCTCCGGACGAACAACCGACAGCAACGAGCAATAATACGCATACAAGTAAAATTTTTTTCATAAAACCAGCCCTCCAAACGCATTTTTTCAGCATTTTACCATATTACCGCCTGCGTTTGGAGGGCTTTTTTGCGCCCGCCTTTCGCTCTGCTTCTTTTTCCGCTTTGATCCGCTCATCAATCATTGCAAAAAGCGCTGCTTTCTGCTCGACCGTATATTCCGCAAGTTCCCACGGCTTGATCCCTAGTTTGTGGAGGGCGTAGTAAGCGTAATTCCACTCACTATCGCCCTCCCGAATCAGTTTTTTACCTCATCGATCAGCTCGTTTACATCGCGGTCGAATCCGTTAACCTCCTGCACCTTCTGCACAAGCCGCGCATACTCGCCAGGTAACAGCATCTTTTTCAAAAGTTCTTCTGCTCCCATCACACCGTATGATTGCTGCAGCTCGGCATCCTTCAGATCGGGAAAAACGACGCTGGCAACCGTGACTTTCGCCAGATATGTGTCTGGCTGAATCTCGGGCGCATCGCCTCTTTTTCTTGGCGGTTGCATGGACGCTCGACGAAGCTGTTCATTTTCCGCCTCAGTCAGTGCACGGACTTTCCAAGGGATCGGCTTACCGTCCTCTCCGATGAACCGATCAGACACTACGACTTCTTCAACAGTTGCCGGCCGGACATTTTGAGAGAAAAACGCTTTGAGACTGCTCATGATTTACCCTCCTGAAAAATAGGGCGCCCGAAGATCAGGCGCCCGTGATGGTGTTGAAGGATTCGAGGACCTCGTAATCGTTGAACGTAAACGGCATTTCTTCTTCCAGCCGGTCGTCGCTGGTGGCGTCGAACTGCGCCGCCGACACGCTGTCCAGGTTGCAGCCTTTCAGTACCACCCGCTGCCGGCCAGCTGCGGATTGTGGATCCTCGTTGACGATCATGAGGTCGAACCAGAAGTCGCGGCCGGTTTTCACGTACTCCTGCATCAGCTGGCGGAACAGCGACGTTACGTAATACACGGTCAGCGTGCCACTGCCGCTCCAACCGGACGAAACCTGCGGCGTATTCGTCCGGCCGAGTACCGGCACGTCGACTTTGTTTTTCTCGATCGTGGCCTCGATGGACTTGGCGTAGAAGAGCTCTTCCACGCGGCCGTTGATCGTGATATACGCCTTCGCCATCTTGCCGCTGATGGCATCTTGCTCGCGCATGAACGGCATCCGCTATCACCTCACCGTCACGGTCATGTAAATTTTCTCGATCGAATCGACCGGCTGGACCCACTGATTCACGACGACAGCGTCCGAATCCGCACCGGGCTGCACGTCCAGATCGGCCTGCGGGTCGAAATTCTGGACGGCGCCGATGTTCGCGTACTGGTTCGTGATGTTGATGATCTCCGATTTAAACAGCGCGCGCCCGTCGTCGTTGTTCGGCACCTTGCCAATGTACGACTGTGAGAAGACCCGCTTGTAGTCGTTGGCCAGGCCGTCCAGGACCCGGAGAACCCGGTTTTTGCTGAACGCCTTTCCCTTCTCAACCGTAAACGTGTTCAGCGTGTTGATGTCCTGCTCCACGACCGCGCGGCCGTCCAACGGGATAAACACGAATTCGCCATTCTGCAGCGCGGCGATGATCTGGCTGTTCGTGTATCGCGGCGAGACATCGACAGCGCCGTCATACGCCTGGTAGGTCAGCGACTGGTTGGCCGCCGCCCCGGCCGTCGCCCCCGCCACCCAAGCGACCGCCTGCGCCGCTGTGAGCGTCGTTCCGTCGGCGAGCACAACGCCGTTCTTCACCGAGATAACGCCCTCGTAGTCGGCTTCCGGGTAATTCTCCAGGACGACCTGGATCTTCTTGCCCTCGTCCTCCCGGAGCCGCTTCACGAACGAAACGAACACTTCTTTCGTCGCCGTATCCGTCGCCGTGAGGCCGATCGTATTGAAGTCGTAGACCTCGATCGCGGCCAAATAGTCCAGGTAGTCCTGTGCGGTCACAGTGCCGTCCGCTCCGCCCGTCAGCGGTGTGCCGGCCGTCGGCGTGACCTCGCCGGTTCCGGTGAAGTTGACCCACGCGTTACCGGCCAGCTCGTCAAGCGTGGCAACGGTCTGCGAGTCGACTTCTTGACCGGAGACGAGCGTCTTCACGTCGAACTTGGCCGGGTCGTCGATGTTCGCCTGGATGATGATGCTGATGTCGTTGCCGCGGGTGCCACCATACTTCGCCGTCACGGTCAGACCGCCAACCGTGGCTGACGCCTGCGTGCCGGTGTTGAGCCGGTACAGGAGCAACGTCCAGGCCCGTTTCAGCGCCTCTCGAACCAGCAGCAGCTGCGGCGCCGTGATCGGATAGCCGAGCGCCTCGAATGTGTCCGCGCCAGCCTCAACCGCAGTCACTTGTTTAGCCGGACCCCACGGGAGCGCCAGCGGCAAGCTCACGATGCCACGCTCACCCAGCGTCCCAAGCGTCTGCTGCTCGCTCCGGAAATTGATATAGACGCCGGGGCGTGTCTTACTTTGAGTCGTCCAGGTTCCTCCGGGCATGTCACGTCACCTTCCTTTTCGCGAAATCGTCGATCAGCTTCTGCGCCTGATCGACGGTGTAGGTCTCGCCGTCCTTCAAGAGTGCGCGCAACACGTCTTTTTGGACGGCGGTGAATTGCTTCGACGCCAAAAACTGCTCTTTTGTGTAAGCAGCCAGTGGGGCTGCCGCCGCTTTCTTTTGGCTCACTTCAACCCCTCCTGCACGTCCAGGCTGCCCATCGCCGGATCGTCCGGCCGCGGCGCCCAGACGTGGAAATCATAGTTCACGAAAAAGTGCAGCACGTCGTCCACGATCTCAAACCGCATTCCCGTCCCGCGGACCGGTCGGCCGACCACCTGGATCTGTTGGAGCGCCTCCGTCAGCCGTTCCGCCATCTCGTACATGGCGGTGTTGGACCGGTCTTGGGCGAAATACCGAACCACGAACGGGTGGTACCGGAAAAACCTCCGTCCAAGTTCCTGCGTGTGCTCGGGCTCCAGTAACTTCACGAAAAAGCAGGGCGGTTTAAGGTTCTGCGGGATCTCCTCGTCATGGATCGGAATGTCCGGGAACGCGGCGTCAAGCGCGGCGTGAACGGCATAGCGGACGTCGTTGAATGTGAGCGGTTGACTCATACACGCTCCACCAACCGATCCATGTTCGCTTCGACGACCGCGTACATCACGTCAATTTGAAGGTGAGCTGTCAGCTCGTTCCGCTCGCCGACGTCGACGTTCGCCCAGCTGGTTGCGATATTGCCGTCTGGGCACTTGGCGGCAAAGACGAAACCAGTAAATTCTCCGTCACGTGCCCGTTCGAGCAGTGTCTCCAGTGCTTCCACTACATCGTCTTGCGGTGTTTTGAGCCGGATAATCTTCGCCATCCCATCACCCCTTCCTCGGCGGCCGGCCGTTCATGAGATCGTTGAGCAGCTGCGTCACACGCTTTTCCAAGTACCGCGGCAGCTCGCGTTCGATTTCCTGCATGGAAATGGTCATCATGAACCGGCCCTCGACCCACTGGGTCAGGTCCTTGCCAGTGCGGTGGCCATACTCAACGAACTGGGCATAGTGCGTATTGTTGTAAATTTCGACCTGGTACGCATCGCCCCGGCGCTCGACCCGGCCGACCTTCCAATTCCGGCGCAACTCCCCGGTATCGACAGGCGTCCGCTTTTTGATTTTCCTTTCGGCACGGTAGGCCATCTCAAGCAGGAAGTCCTGTATGAACCGCTCGATGACACGCTCGTCCAGCGCCTTCTTGAACGTCTTGGCCAGCCGCTCGAATTCGGAGAAGTCGAACTTTCCCCACTTGGGCATGTCATCACGCCCAGTCTTCCCGCTGGATCGACACTTCCTGGTGCGTCGAATACGGGAACGGTTCCCCGGCGGTGTACCGGCGCGTCACCGTGCCGCGTGTAACCTCAATCAAATCCCCCTGCCGGATCTCCAGTTCCGGCGCGATGAACAGCTTCGTTTCATACCGGATTTCATTCTGCGCTTCGGTCTGGTTGTTCTGGCCGAGTGCGCGCTGCGAGATCCGGCAGGGTTGATCCGCATAAACCGGCTGCGGGACGAGCTTCGTCGTTTTCGTTTCCGGATCTTTCACCGGCTGGTGCCGGTAGATCGTCGCCCGGTCCGTGTATAGGCGTTCAATCGCCCGGCGGTGCCGCGTAAGGTTCATCGTCACCACCTCAACCTGCGATACCGGTTGAGATCGACCCGGTAATTCAGCACGACCTCGTCGATCACCGACTTGGCCGTGTTGGTCAGGCCGGCAGTTTTGGCCGGCGCCGTGGACGTGTCGCCGACCGTGACGGACTCGCCCCCGCCGGTCGTTTCGGCGATCCCCGGCAGGTTCGACTGCTCGATCCGGAGCGCGTCAATGACCATCGAAGCCCAGGTGTGTTCCAGAGTGGCCGGGATCTCGGACAGATTCGTGTAATGCAGAATGCGCTGACCAATCTCCTGCACGTAGGAGTCGATCAGCGCATCATGCGAGTCGTCCAGCCCCAGCCGGAGCTTGATCGCGGCCAGAACCTCAGTCGCCGGCATCGCGGTCGCCGCCTTTAGGGCGTTTGGGCTTCACCGGCTTGCCGGCGCCTTCAGGGGCATCGGAAACGTCAGGCGTCTCCGTCTTGACCGATGCAGCCTCCCCCCGGATCTTTGCCATGAGCTCACGACGGCGCCGGTTGAACGCTGTAACGCTCATGCCGGTTCACCTCACGCGATCTTGTGTACGAACTTCACGATCCGAATGGCTTTCGGTTCGTACACACGATTCCAGTTAGCCGCCGTTGCCAGTTCATTATTGGTCGGCGACACGCCGGCCACCTGCGCCGACGTAAACCGGACGCCGCGCGGGTGCAGGATGAACGTACGGCGGTTGATGAGGTAATCCTCACCCGCCAGCGTATCGCGGTCCGTTTCCGTCGGAACGAATCCGACCGGATTACCTTCGCCGTATGCGATTGCCCCAGGACCGAACAAATACGTCGTGTACGTACCAGTAGCCGAGTCGAACGGTACGCCGTCGTCGACGATGACGCGCTTGCCGAGGAAGGTCGGAACTTCGATGGAGCCCGTAGACGGCTTCACGTATTCGATCAAATCCTGCTTGGCCAGTGCCGCCTCGGTCGCGCTGTGCATGACGATGGCCGTCAGCTGCGACTTGGCATCACCGAGTTTCTGGGCAGCGTCGACTGTCGTCTTGGCGCTGATAACAGCAGCATCGCCGGTTTGGCCGCTGATATCGTGCACCAACTCAGCCATGCTCGGCGAAGCGAACACACCTTGGAGCGTCGAAATCAGCGCCGCCTGATACCGACGCGCCCAGTAAGCGGCCACCAGATCAGCGATCGCCCGCATCGGATCATCACCGGCCAAGTTGGCGGCCAGGTCGTTCGCACCCCACGCGCGGCCGCGGCGCAGGATAACGGCTTCGTCCTGACTCGCTTGAATTTTTCCGGGCGTCAAAGCGCCATTATCGGAGAGGACTTCATCTTCCCCGGTCAGGTCGCCCCAGAACGGCATATTCACCGTCTTGGCGGCTTGGCTGGCCAGCCTGTCGAATTCCTGTGTCCGCTGCGCAATGCCGGACTGGAAGATCGCGGACAGTTCCATCGTCCGCTGAATGACGTACGGGTTAAACACCTCGGGAACAATGACGTCAGCGATTCGAGTCGTCACGAATCATCAGCCTCCTGCAATGGATTGAAGTTGTTTAGCAAGCTCCGGATTCTCGCGAAGTATCCGGGCCTGCTCGGTCAGGTTAAAATGCTCCTTGCTCCAGGGGTTTTTGATCCCAACAGCCCCCTGATCGCGGCCATCCGCCGGCGTGGTGCCCCTGAATTGCGGTCCCTTGTCCTCTTTCTGGACGAACAAAAAAGCCTTGCTTTCGCGCAGGGCCTTCACTTGCTCATCGAGACCGGATTTGATGTTCCCGGCGTCGTCGAGCTCGATTTTCGATTTGTCCAGGAGACCGGCCACCAGATCCGGATCGTGGACCTGGCCGGCAATCGCCAGCTTGATGGCCGTCGTCACGCGAAGATCCTTCAATTCCGCCCCGTATTTCTCCTTGGCGGCTTTGTTTTCAGCCTGGAGCGCCTCAATCTGCTTTCTCAGTTCCTCGTTGTCGCCCGCAGATTTTTTCAGGCTCTCCAGCTGTTTGTCCCTTTCAGCCAGCGCCTCCTCGGCCTTCCTTCTGGCTTCGGAAACGTCGTTGTATTGGCTTTTGGGGACAAAGTGTTTCGGCAACTCCTTCCGGACCTCGGCATCAACCTTTTCGATGGTCTCATCCGAAATTCCGGCGTTTTTCAGAATTTCTTTCAACCAATCCACTGTGACCACCCTCCGAATTTGTATAGCGGTTCGAGCCGCTGCTGGTGTCCGGCCGATATACCCCGGCCGTGGGGTACAAATTTGGGCCCCGGAAGTCTCATCCGGAGCCCACGGGTTCATATTCCGCTTCGAAATCCGCCTGTTTCACCGTTTCCAGCTTTCCGTCCGCGTGCTTCACGATGTAATCGCTTGTGTAGGCGACAACCACATCGAGGGCACCGCGGATCACGCGCAGCTTGATCCTGCCGTCTTTCTCGTAGTCGATCGAGATCGGCAGGCCGACGAAATCAATGATTTCCTGCACGTGCGCCGGGTCGGCCGACGTGAACTGGATCGCCTGGCAGTACGAGCTGCGTTTATATTGGCCAACAGGCAACAGGATCACCTCGCTTTCAGCCAAAACAAAAGCACCCTCGATTTTAGTTCGAGAGTGCTCCTTATTTCATTCGCAGCATATCGTCCTGCCCTTTTCGCAAGTCGGCTTTCAGCTTTTCAAATAACGGTTTTACTTCATCCGGCGCGCCATCTTTTAACTTCACGGTGCCATTTCCAAATTCGATCCATGGCGCCAACTTCGGCGGTATGAATGGTATCAAAGCAATCCGACCTCCTTCAATTTCTCCCGGAGAATCCGAATCACCTCAACGGCGAGCCTCCGGGGTTTTGGTGTGCCTTCTGCTTCCGCAAAGGACTCCGCCAAAAATTCCTTACTGTTCAAATTGGCGTAATTGCTCAGTTCGTTTTTGACGTTCTCAGGTGTATCTGTGATCCCAAGGTTTTTAAGCGCCTGCTCTCGAATTTCTTTGGATAATATACCTTGTTCGATGCTCGACCAGGCGATTTGCAGATCATCAAAAGATGAAATATCTCCAACCCACAAGCCGCGCGCTTTCAACCCATAAGCGTACTCAAGCAGATGACCAAATTCGTGGATGAAGATCGATTTTGGATTTGATCCTTCAGGCCAATGTTTGGCATCCACAGACGCTTTAATTATATCATCGATTTGAGCAGATTGGAAATATTTTGTCGATACCTTCAATCCTGCCGATACCTGCCCGCCTGCATATTGCAATACCGCTTGTGCCACAAATTTATCTGTGTCCACCGCTTCAATCTCGCTTGCAAAACCTTTAATTTTTGGATAGCGATCAAAGACCTTCTGCATCACACTGTTCAGCGTATTGACGCTTACCAAGTCCAAACCGTCATATTTTACCGACGTGAAGCCAAGTTCCTTGATCGCAAAGTTCTCGGCTTCTTTGATCGATTGGGCGGGCTTGAATGTGTCTTTGCTACGAGGCGATCCGCCGCTGTCATTGTTCTGATTCTGCACGTATTTTTCGTACCATTGCTGATATGAAATATCGCCGGGCACGTAATACGTCTGCCCATCCTCATCCCGCGCAATCCGCTCACCCGGGTCGATCTCGTCGTCGAAGTACGGCACGACAGTGGAGCGGCAGCGCGCATGCAGCGGTGGGTAGTTCACCCCGACCTCGCGCTCGGACAGCGCGAACACACGGCCGTCCATGCTGCGGCAGACTTCGGACGTCCGGCTGTCCAGCGTGGCGAGGAACTCGTACTTGTGCACGACGCCGCTGGCCTTGTATCCGGCGGCGGTCGCCTCCCCGACGAAAAACGCCGTCTCCGTCTGCACCAGGCGCTCGGCGTTCGACAGCGACACGCGCATCCGGTCCGCCAGCTCGCGCGCCGTTCGGTCCGCGGACTCGCCGCGGATGAACGCCTGTGCCAGCCGCGTGCGCAGCTCGCCGATCAGCTTGTCCCGGTCCCCCCAGATCCGCTTGGACCAGTTGGACCCGGCAAACTGCGTCCCGAGGACTGTCTCCAACGCGTCCCGGTCGATCTTCGCAAACGTGATACCGAACCCGGTCCCGCGCTGGATCTCGTAGATCGTCCGGTAGTAGGTGTCCTCGTAGATGTCACCGAGGAGCTCCCCGGTGCGGCGCTGCCGGCTGCCGGCAAGCAGCTCGACCACCTGCCGGATCTCGGTGAGCAGCGCCTCGTAGCGGCTCACGCGGACCCGATAGTAGACTTCATTCAGCTGCTTCGTCCAGCGACCATCAGCGTTGTTTTTGGCCTTGGCCGTGAACTCCTCCAATGTCATCTTGAACTGGTGCAGCTCGCTGCCGGACAGCTGCCGACGCGCCTCCGCCATGCTGACTTCGCCGTTGATCGCATAGCGCTGATAGAACACCTCGATGGCCCGGCGAATCTCCTCCGTCGCCCGGGTATACTCCCGCGCCAGCTCTTTCTGATAGGCGTCGGCCTTCGCATACTGCCGGGCGGCGACCTCCTCGCTGCGGCGACGCCAGTATTCGGCCGGTTTCATGCGAACTCACCGGTGTCTTTCGGTTGTTGTTCGCCGGGCTGATCGTAGCCGTCAGGCAGCTGCAGCGCGGCAGCTCGTTCCTGCCGGATCCGGTCCAGCTCCTCCCGCACGTCCGTCACCCACGGATGCTGGGCGACCAGCGTTTCATCGGACAGGATGCCCACGCTGTTGCGGATGTTCGTGATCGCGTCGGTCTCGTTGATCAGGATGTCACGGTTGAAAACGAACTCGACTTTCTCATCCGAGAAGTCGCCGGCGCCCGTGTTGATCAGATGGGCATTGACAAACCACATGAGTTGCTCCAGCGACGCCTGAAACTCCGTCTCGATGATATTGGCGTCCATATCCAAGTCCGCGTACAGAAACTTGAGTGCCACGCCCGAACGGTCGCCTCCGAACCGCTCCGACTGCGTGTCCACCCCGCGGCCGAACTCGTAAATGTCTTTCCGAAGTCGATCCAGATGCTTCTCGGTCGCTTCGGTGTCAATTTTGAGATCGAGCGTATCGACGCCACCCTCGTCCCTCACCTTCACGGCCCGATAAAGGGACATGTTGCGGCGGAACTCGCCTAGATCCTGCCCATCATAGTTCTTCAACACGTAGATGCTGTTGGGCAGATCCTCCAGGTTGTTGGAATGGTCGGACGTTCTGGCATCGTATTCGTCGACCAGCGACTTCACAGCCCGGATCAAGGGGAGCTCTTCGTCGTTGTACTTGAAACACACAAACGGGACGCGCTGCCAATTCATCCCTTGCTCTTGGCCATTCTGAACGACGACGAAATGGCCGCCGGCCTCACCAGCTTCCACATCCGGGATCAGACCTTCATTGTCGAGCTCGTACCGACGCACACCGGTTGTGTCCCAAAATTCGACCTTTGTGATGATCCTTTTCCGTTTTCCCTCATACGCCTCAATCTCGTACACCCGGATGACTGCGTCCAGCTGCGTATGGTCCGCGTCGCGCCAAAGCGGAATGATTTCCTCGGACGGGATCTTTTTGAACGACAGCCGGCCCTCCTCGTCGTAGTAGACGTGCAGCCAGGCCCTTCCCTTGTTCACGGCTTCCTTCCCGAGGTTCTTCAGCAGACGCAAAAAAGACCTGTCGAAAATTTCGTTCAACAGGTCCAAATATTGCTGGTTTTCAGTTTGGATGCTCAGCGGCTTCCCGAGAAGGTAGCCGATTTTTTGGTCGACGAGCTTACGCACAAACGCGTGAACCAATTTGTTGTTGGCCAGGTTCTGAACCTCGATCAGCTCGCCGTTCTCACCGATCGCCATGCGCTTGCGCTGCAGGATGTCCTGATCGCCGACATAATACCGCTGTCCGGTCAGCATCCACCTACGTTCCGACGACGCCATCCAGTCATGTACTTCCTGCCGGATGATCTCATCCAGCGTCATCGCGGCTGCAGCACCTGCCTCGAGGATCGATGTAATGCGTTGCATTTCTGGCGTCACGTGGTCACCTCCTGTCACTTGAAGCTGATGGCCGGACCGCGAATCTCGCTTTCCAGCGCATACCGCACCGCGTCGATGCTGTGGTTGTCCCGGTCCGGGAAACCTTCCTTCCAGCCGCCGTTCCCGTCCGGCTCGAGCTCGTACCCTTCGAACTCGCGCGCCGTATTCGGACAGCGGACCGGGTCGATGATAATCTCCTCCAGGTCCTGCAGGAACTTGATCCCGTATTCCACGCTGTCGGGGCCTTTCTTCGCCCCGACGATGTTTACGCCGAGATTTCGTAACTCGTTGATTGTCCGCGGTTCGGCGCTGTCAGCCGTCACGCGGGCGTTTGACTTGTTCTCGGTTTTGATTGCTTCCGCCAGCGCTCGGTTTGACATCCCCACCTTGTGCAGTTCGTGGAAGATGTAAAGCCGGCGCCGCGTGGCGTCGAAGTGCATGACCGCGTAGTGCGTCGGGTGTGAGGCAAAACCAAAGTCAAGACCCCGCTTGATCCGATCAAACCTGGCGATCTCTTCGTCACTGATCCGGCGCAGCGTGAGATTGCGGAATACCTCACCGCCGGTGCCGACGTCCTCGCCCAGGTACTCATGTCGGTAGGCCAGTTCGTTACGCTGCCGCAGCGTCTCCGCCTCGATGAAAAACTGTTCGCCGAGCCATTCCCGCGGCACACCCAAGTAGGTGCTGTGATGGACGAACCATCCGGCCGGCGGATTGTTTTTTTGCTCATGCACCCAACTTTTCCGGCTCTTCGGCGGGTTGTACGTGTAAAAAACGCGGAAGCTGTCGCCGCCGCGCATGAATGTCTGGTTGATTGTCCGTATGTCTTCGATCGAGAACTCGTCGGCTTCCTCGTACCAGATGAACTTCACGTAACCATGACGCAGCTTCCCGGACTTGACCTTCCGCGGATTATCCGCCCCTCGGAAAATAACAGTCTGACCCGTGGGCAGATATGTCAACCGCATAGGCGACACGCTCGTCCGCCACAAGTGCATGACGCCGAGCTTCTCGATCGCCCACAGCAGCTGCTCATAGACGCTCTCCCGAATCGTGTCCTTGACCTTCCGCAGCGCGACCGCGTTTGCCTGGGGATCGCGCATCATGCCGAAGATGATCTCAACCGCCGCAAACGAAGATTTCGTGCTGCCGCGGCCTCCGGAAAGCAGGAAGTGTGTTGCGTCGCCGTTTTTGATCGCGTGATGCACGCCGAAGAACGATGGCGCTATTAAATTAGTCAGCCGAACCGTCGTCATTTTTGATCACGCGGCACATCGTCGACAATCTGCACGGTGCCCTGTACTTCCACCTGCTGGCGGTCAATGAACATGCCGAAGCGTTTGCCGAGCAGCTCCAGAGCTTTGATTTTGTCGTGGAATCGTATCTCGCGTTCGACGCCATAACCTTCCTGGGTCGGGATCGTCTTCACTTTCACGCCGGCGATTGCCGCTTTGTCATCTTCTGAAGCATTCTTGAGCAGTTCGGCCTTCTCCATATCGACGACCTGCGTCGGATCCAGAAAGGCAATGCGCGCCAGCTCGCGGATGATGCGCTCCTGGGTGACGCCAGTGCGCCGCGAAAGTTCGGCCATGCGTTGGTCTATGTGCGCGCGGACCTTCGCATTGCTCAACAACCTGCTTCCCTGCTGCTCAGCCGACTTTGGGCTGTACCCGGCCCGAATCGCCGCCTGTGTAGCGTTCAGGTCAATCAGGTATTCGTCAGCGAAGCGTTGCTGTTTTGGTGTCAAACTCACATTGACCACCACCTCACAATGAAAATGGGAAAATAAAAACACCCTAAATCGGGTGTTAATTTTAAGTGTTTTTTATTTCTAGCTCGCCAAACGCAAAACCATCAATCGATCTTATCCTGCCCCTCCAAAATTTCAGATCAATCAAACTGGATCCAAATTGTATTTTGGCATCTTTAAGATGTATCATCTCATATTCTGTTGCTTCTTTTGCAATATCTCCATACCATTTGTCCCCGAATTTTCTTAGTAATTTCGCAAAACTAGGTATAATAGAGTCATACAATTTTGCGTTTTCTTCCGACCATTCCTTTCCTGAAATAAGTTTGCCCGAAATAATGGTTCCACCAACTACTAAAGTTACTTGTAGCGGAAAACTTTCTGTCACGTTCACAGTTTTAACTAAAGTTTCAATAAAAACATCTTTTGGATTGTGATCAATTCTTCGTGTTTTTGACATATTACCGCCTCCCACCACCATCATACATCATCTTCCATTTCTCGCCAATCCATGATATAATGGGAGGCAAATCCGGAAGCACCGGTCGAAAGCCGCGGGTTTCGCCCGCGGTTTTTCGTTTTAGGTAAAAGAAAAAGCACTGGTTAGGGTGCCTGACTATTCCTTATTTTAGGGAAGTAGTGCCTCATGTAATATTGAACGTCATATAAGAACGAATACGTATTTTGAAAGGTCATTTGTCCCGAAATAGAAGCATATGCTTCGTGGACAGCTGCCCTATAATTTATAAAATTCCTGTCCTCACCATAGATTTTTTCGATTCGTCCTAAATCATTGTTTTTGTACTCTTCACGCAATGAATTTCTCAAAGCTCTCGCTAAGTCCAGTGCAATTTTTTTATCTCCCTTGTTCCAATAATCCATCGCCTGACCGGCTTGATTGTAAAAATCCCTCACTTTTTCAAAGACTTCTTCCTCCGAAACTTCGCGCCTTCCGTCGTACAGCGCCATCCTCATCATCCCCTCCCTTACGTCATACTTCGACAAGCGGAAGGGTTTCCCTTCTTTCTGTCGAACCAGTGTGGGAGGTGTTTCCGATGTACAAACGCGGAACCGTTCTTCGCACCGACGCCGACTTCGACCACGCTGTTTGGTTCGGCTGGGACGTCGAAGTCTGGCAGGACGGCGAAATCCTCGATCCCGGCGGCTGCATCGAGCTCATAACGGCCAATGCTGTCAAAATCAACGGCGCCTACTACATGCGGCGAAATTGCGAATTCCGCGTGCGTGGTTAGCGCACGCACGCCTGCCGGCTGCAATACTGCACTCTTCCCTCCCAGCGGCCCCATACACAGCCCTGGCACTTCGCCGGTTGCTTCGGCCGCTGCTGCTCAGCTCGCTTTAGCGCGGCGTAATTTTTCAGTGCATACATTGACATTCCCCCAACAAAAAAAGAGCCGCATAAATGCGACCCTAACAAAGTATCTTGTTTCCCATATCACAATAGACCATTGAGATCTGCGCAAAAGAGCTATTGAAACATGTCCAAACAGTATGAATGGTTAAGTAATGTTTTTTTCATAATGCCAAAGGAAATATGGTGCGGAATTCTCGTTCCAATATTCACACCGATTACCGATGATTTTTTGTATGTACTGTTCAACTGGAAGAGTTGTTTTTGTGGCCTTTGTTCTTACAACCTTACCATCTTTTACAGCAATTTCTCCTTTTTCATACAATTCATCACATCCAAACTTGCACATCGGCATGACTATATTTTTGTAATCCAACTTCTCTTCATTAGTACATTCCGAACGTTTTTTGATATGAGCCGCCCACAAATACTGCACAGGGTACTCTTGATTACAAATTCCACACCTTCCAACCTTTTTACGTCCAAAAAGATGTTTTCGTAAAAAAGATTGTTCACTTCGTACTATTCCTACACTCCGTTTATCCAAATTATCTTTAGTGTTAAATTTTGAAATAATTTCTGAATACTCTTCTTCCGTTACATCCGGTAGATAAACATCACTCATCAAGTTGAATGCAGACAGAACTTGTTCACTTTTCTTTTCATCCAAAACATTGAACGATTGAACTACATAGTTATCCTTATACCCTGCTACCCTGTTAAAATTTATGTAAGGTATTGAAAGCTTTTTAATCTCATCTAAGAAGTATATGTACTCCCAAGTCTGTCCCTTTGCATCATTTCCCCATAACTGATTCGCTAAATCACGATTTTGAATCTTATATGTAACAACTCCTGAAGCAAAAATTTCACCTTTTGCTGTAAAAAGTGTAACATCACCAACTCGAATGCGACCCCACTTATTTACATTAACGTTCGATTCTCCAGGAGTTACCCCCCAAGTAGGAATTTTTGAATTTTTTCCATAAATATCCACCAAGGTTTGATACTCTAACTCTTCCACAAAGTTTTTTATAACTTCAAGATCCACAGGATTTTCAATGGTATTCTTAAAATGTTCTTGGGCATCTTTACTGCTTGCTGGTTGCAATATGACTCTATTCATTCTATCACCCTACAACTCAGTATATTTCTTTTTTGAACCATATGCTTTATCTACAGGGTATTTCTTTTCATTTTTTTCCATTTTTTGAATTAGTGCTTCCTTTAAATCAATATTCAAATCATGGCTTAGCAAAAGCGTGTAATAAAAAATATCTGCTAGTTCTTCTTTAATGCGTTCTATATCTTCAAGAGCTTCCTCACTCGATTTCCATTGAAACAGTTCAAGCAGTTCACTTGCCTCCAAACTTAAGGATATTGCTAGATCTTTAGGATTATGGAATTTCTTCCAATCCCGTGCATTCCTAAAATTTTCTATAAGATTAATTAGCTCATTCACTACATACCACACCCTAAATAATTGGCTGAGACGCTCATAAAACCGAATTTAAAAAATTGAAAGCTCGAATTAATTTAATTGTATACTTCGACAAAAGGGGAGATTTTCCTGTTTAAAACGCCCTACCATGTTGCCGTTCCTGTCGATTTCTCGGTGACATTGCCGCGAATTGCTTTAATATTTCATTGTTGACATCTGATAAGCTCTTAGGACGAAAAATAAAAAAGAGCCGCATTTCTGCGACTCCGTTCGGTATATCTGATTTTCCACGCTACCATCATAACACGTTCTGCTCCAAACGGCCTGCCATTTTCCTGCCAAAAGTCTGCCTTTTTTCTGCCACTTTTCTGCCACGTTTTCAAGCCGGGCGTTCCTCTTTGGGTTCCACGAATGCTTCCAACCGCAACATGAACGCCAGCTTGTAGATAGCCTTCGATTTCATCCTGTAGTATTTGCGCTCGCTCATGTGCAGCTCGGTGTATACGTGGTAGTCGTACACGTCCTCGGCTTCCAGGTAGCGCTTTTCAATGATCTGCCGCTCCAACTTCCCCAAACGGCTGACGGCCTTCTCCACCCGTTCAGTGATCTCTTTCATCCGCTGCTCGGTGTCCACATTCCAGGCCGCGGTCTCCTCGGCCGGCTTACCGACGGCGTTGGTCGGTCCGTGATAACGCGGCTCAGGAGATGCCGTGACTTTCATTTCCCGGCGGACGAACCCGATCTGGCGGTACACTCTGGCCGTCTCCAGGTGTTCCTCGACACGCTGCCGGGTGGTTTCTCTATCAATTTCCCACGGGAACACAACCTGCTCGATTTTTTTCGCCAATTCCCCTACACCTCACTCATGTGATATCATTGGTGTAGGAACATTCTTTCGACTTTTCCCTGCAGCCGCGAACTGCAGGGGATTTTTTCTAGATCAATCCTTCTTCAAAGGCATATTCTGTCTGTTCGATCTGACAATCCAAGCACAGCCCGCCGCCAACCTCGAAATCCCCACATATTGGGCATTTCCAGTCTTCTGGCGGTTCCCAATTCCATAGACCCTGCTGCCCCTTTGCCGGGATCGGCTCGGGCAGCCGGCGGATGTTTGAAAGTCCGTCTTTGGCAACGCGGTGCACTATGCCTATTCCGCCGTATTTCGTTGTGACCCAATCTGCGCGTTTAACCAGCGTCATCGGTCGGTTCCTCCAATCCGGCCAACTCTTGCAAAGTTTTTTCGTGCATCGCAGCCAAATAGTAATCGCATATTTGCAGCGCAGCCCTGTGATTGTCTCTGGCTGATTGCCACTCCAAAACCTTCCGCACGATTTCTTTCCGCTCTTCCTGCACAATCCGAGTGACATACGATGTCGTGACTGCAGCTTTGGCTTCGGGGATTTCTTCTTCGCGATAATCCATTACTTCGATGATGTGATCAGGATTCACGTTCCATGGTTCTCCACTGGTCAATGTCAATTCGATCATGCTTGATCCTCCTTCGCGTTCGTACTTTCAAACCAAAACACTACAGGTTGTTGCGTTTCCTGAATAAGTCCGAATCGTTTTGCCACGGCATATTGGGTATGGTAGAGATTGAGACTTTTGATAAACCCAGCGATTTTTTCGCGGAACCTTTCGACATTCAATGATCCTTTTTGGATATTGCAAGAGGCACAGCACGGGACTAAGTTGTCTGATTGGTCGCGTTCTGGATGAAGACATGTATCCGTCCACCAATTACGTCTAACGGGTTGGAAATGATCCGCGTGCCATCCCTTTTCCGGCAGGATCATTCGACACGCGTTCATCTGTACTCATTGCCCTTCTCCTTTAAGTGTTCGTCTTTGAGCTTCCGGTAAGAACAGTCGAAACAATACTTGCTGCCCCGGATCCAAAGTACGGTTCCAAATATGTCTGATGCGGCGGCATGTGCGAAATGATCCAGTCGGCCAGCGACCATTTGGATCCGGGATAGTGCAATATGCGTGGTGCGGTCATGGTGTCACCTCACCCACAAAGCCCATACATGCTAGAGCACGTCGGCGGTTCTTCAAGCTCGATCATTTTCAGCAAGTCAATTTGGCGGCCTCCGCGAGATGTTTTTGACCACTCAACCCAGTCCCAGATGTTCTTTTTGTCGTCCCCATCCAGCGCCGGAAGGAATGACGAGTCACCGCGCCGCGAAACCTTTGCCACGAGTTTTTCCCATTCGGCGATCCGCTCGATTTCCTCAGGGAATCGCCGGTAGATTTCGAATAGTTCCTCTTTTTTGACAAAGATGCATGGCATACACCCAACACGCGTCATGCCCAACTTGTAAAGCGGATTCGGTTCAATCCCGTGTTTCTTGTGCATGTCGAACACGTCACGCGCGGTCATTTCAGAATCGGCCTGTACACCTCGTAACCTTCCGGCGTCATTTCCCTTTCCGGCATCTTGGCGCGTTTTTCACTCTCCGCGGCCCGTATGCCTTGCCAACTGACGATGTGGTATCCCTCATCCCACAGCGGAAAGTAGACTTGTTCAGCAATGGGGATGACTTTCAGATATTGAGTGCAGAACCTAGCCTGTGACGACGGGAACCGGCCCTTCCACATGCACAAGTCCAGAAACGGGTTTCCCGTCGGGTGAAGGTGTTTCAGCGTGCGCTCGACGATGTATTCCGCTTCCTCTTTCGTCTTTCCGGCCTTCATGAGTTTGTCCGGCCACTCGTTCGCAACGTTTTCCCGTTTCTTTGCGATCTGCTCCGAGAAGTCCGCCTTCACCCGCCTGACCGGACCCAGCTTCGATTCGAGGTAGTCGATGTATTCGTAGGTCAGCGGGTGTTCGTTCCCCGTGTCCGCGAAAACCGGGATTACTTCGACGCCCATTTCTTTCACGGCCCAAATCCACATGGCCGTACTGTCTTTGCCGCCGCTGATTGACAGAACGTTTGCGATTTTCATACGGCTCATTCCAACCACTTCACCGGCGGCGCGTAATAGTCGCAGCCATTCCCAGATGTGCGCGGGACCGCGACCAAAGCCCGGCGGCTCATGCTGTAGCGATCAGCTTTCAGCCTCGAGCTCGGCAGGCCGGGCGGCAGGTATGGCATCAGGTCCTCCTTCGGCTCAACGATCGCCACAACCATTCCGGACTTTTCTTTCACCACGCCCTGGCTTTGGCTTGTCCATTTCACAGTCCGGCCGACCAGGTTTTCATCCGTCTCTCTCTCTCCAGCTTGTAGGGCTTCATCCGCGATTTTCCATACCGGCGTCTTCTTCATTTTGGTCATCATTTCATAGCGTCGGATCCGATCAAGCGCTTCCCGAAGACGCTGGATTTCGCTGTCCACTTCCGTCGCATCGAATGTACCGGATTCAAAAATCTCAATCCCTGATTCAATGAATTCCGAAACCGCCGCATTGTGGCTGTATTCCAGGTGCATAAGACCAAACCACTCCAACACCGCTTTCTTGTTCAGGTATTCACTCATGCGTGTTCGCTCCTTTCATATCACACCGCCCGCCCCGGCAGTCGTTGCCGTAGGCGGTGGATTCGTCCATGATCCACTTCCCTTGCGTCTTTCCGCTCGGACTCACCACATAACCGCCGCATTCGCAGAGATACGGACGCTGATTCAGCGGTACATCGGAATATTCTTTGCCGCAGTTCCAGCACACCAGCACGAATTGCACCGTCAACCCCTCCCTATCAGTTTCAGGAACGTGTCCAGCGGCATCGCCACCAACCACGGTTTCCGATCGGCTCTGAATGCCACCAGGTCCGGGAGTTCGCGGTCGTCCTCGAGCCAATCGTAAAGAACCTTGAATCCGCTCTTCCGCCGCTTCACTTCCGCGAGAAGATAGCCAATAGGCGTTGGCACGAGCACGTCATTCTCGAACCCACGCTGTGCACCGCTGAGAGGCACCCGCCGACCGCCGACCAGTTCGGCGAATTCGCGTTCCCCGCGGAGGCCCTTGTCACGGCTTGTCCTACCGGGCATACTCGCTCAACACCTTTTTCAGCTCTTCGATCGCATGTTCAAGCGCTGTGCACTCCGCGTCGATGGTAGGAATGTCACGATAATGCTCATACTTCTTCACATGAGCCTCGAAATCGCCGATGACCTTTTCGATCGCTTTAACCGGTATCACGCCCATCGCCTCCTCGGATCAGGCTCCCGCCGCTGGACCGTCTCTTCGTGTCCGCGATCCAGCAAAACAAACTTGTTGTAATTCTTCAGAAACACCAGTTCGACCGTCCCGACCGGGCCGTTTCGCTGCTTGGCGATGATGATCTCGATGATGTTCTTTTTCTCCGACTCTTTGTTGTAGTAGTCGTCCCTGTACAGGAACGCCACGATGTCGGCGTCTTGTTCGATTGCACCAGATTCGCGCAGGTCCGAGAGCATCGGCCGCTTGTCCTGCCGTTGCTCGACGCTTCGGGACAGCTGGGACAGGGCGATGACCGGGACCTCGAGTTCCTTCGCGATCTGCTTCAAAGCACGACTGATCTCCGACACTTCAACCTGCCGGTTCTCCCGCCGGCGCGCCCCCGGGTGGATGAGCTGGAGGTAATCCACGATGACGAGATCGAGACCGCGCTCACGCTTCAACCGCCGGCACTTGGCTCGGATTTCCGACGTGGTGATGACTGCGCTGTCGTCGATATAGATCCGTCGTTCATCCAGCGCCGCCATGGCGGTCGTCAGCTTCTCCCAATCGTCGCCCGCCAGGAATCCCGTCCGCATCCGGCCGGCGTCGATATTCGCCTCCGCGCACAGCATCCGCTGCACGAGTTGTTGCGCCGGCATTTCGAGGCTGAAAAGCGCCACCGTCTTCCCTTCCCGCCCGGCGTTCTGCGCCACATTCAGGGCGAAAGCCGTTTTCCCGACCGACGGGCGGGCTGCCACGATGATGAGGTCGCCTGGCTGGAAGCCGGCCGTCAACCGGTCCAGATCGGGATAGCCCGACGCAAGGCCGGTGATACCGCGGGCGTCCGGGTTGGCGGCCATCTGTTCGATCCGCTCGTAGGCTTCGCGTACTGCGGTGCCGATCGGCACGAAATCCTTCGGCGGTGCCACCTCATCCTCCAGCGCCGCGACGACCAGCTGCATCTTCTGCACCAACTCGGCGCCGGTCTCGGTCTTTCCGGCGGCCGCTGCCAATCCGCGCACCTGTTCGAGCGCCCTCCGGTGGATGGCGTGATCCTTCACGATCCGGACGTGGTGCATCACATTCGCCGCAGTCGGTGTAGCAGAAACCAATTCGGTCAGATATCCGATTCCACCAACCTCGTCCAGCAGCCCCTCGGCTCGGAGCCGGTTCGATACGGTCACTAGGTCGATCGGTTCACCGTCATCGTATGCCGCAGTCATCGCCTCGTAGATGCGGCGATGTTTTTCCAGGAAGAACTCATCACCTCGGAGCTCCTCGGAAACCCGCTCGAACACTTCGCTTTCCAACAGGATGGCTCCGAGCACCGCTGTCTCTGCCTCGAGGCTGTGCGGCATCGGCATGTCCCCCGGCGGCGCCGGAGGAACCGGAAATTCATACACGTTTCGCATAGCGTCTCAGCTCCTCCCGCAGACGCGCCGGCGGCGGGACAGCTCGTTCGCGGAGCCGGTCCAGTTCGGCGAGGTAGCGCCGCGTCTCCTCGACGCCGGGGACGGTTGAGCGCTCTTCGCTGTATCCGCGGCGGATGTCGGCGGGCGTCGGTGGGAATGTACTTTCCTTGGCATGTTCCTCCAGACTTTCGCAGGCCGCGTCAAAAGGGACATCTCGCAGTACACGCTGCCACGCTGCGGCTTTGTCATCATCTGCCATGAAAGCTGGGTAAAAGTGTGCGATCCGTTCAAAGAGCATCCAAACTTCGTCCAGCCTCACGTTCTCTTGCCTCCTTCGCCTTCTGCCGGAAGTATTCAGCCTTGCTCAGTTTCTTTGGCGGCGAGCCAAGGGCGACCGGGGGGAGTGGCACCCCCTCGGGGACTGGCACCCCTTCGGTTATGGCTTTCTCTGCCGCCCATGCTTCGAGGATCGCGTTCTTGTAATAGGCGAAGCTCGAAATCCTGGCGCCCTGCGCCGTGCGCTCCTCGTGGACGGTCCGCATGACTTTGATTATTAGCGCCGCCGGGATCCCGCGGGCAATCAGCTCTGTCATGAGCGTGATGTCCAGCGGCTTCACGTGGATGTCGAGCTTCTTGTGAATCTCGCAGAACGCGGCGAACACTTTTTCGAACTCGACCCTCTCATCATCAGCAGTAGTAGTAGCAGTAATATCACTTGATATATCTTTTTTAGAGTGGACATTTTTGTCCGGGTGATCGGACATTTCTGTCCACTCTCTCGGTTCTGATCGGGCAAATTTGTCCGGTCTCTCACTTTCGGATTGGACATTTTTGTCCGTTCTGTCTTTTGGAGAATGGACATTTATGTCCGATCTCTCGAATTTAGAGTGGACATTTTTGTCCAGTCTCCTTTTTGAGTTTCGGACTTCAAGAATGATGCCGTATGGCGCCCGAGAAACGCGAATGTATCCGTTATGCTCCAGAGACTTAATCCACCGTCGGATCGTCTTCTCGTCCACGCCAAACGGTTCAGCCAATTCCGACAGCTTCAAAGGCTTTTTCCCATGCACGAGCCCCCAGGTTACCCCTTCCTCGTCCACGACCTCTTTCGTCGTTGCGCTGATGCACCAGGAGAAGAACCACAGGGCCGTGCCTATTTGCTTGTAATGCTTCGGTTCGAAAATTCCCGAATACATAGGGAAGGGGTAGCTGCCGTTCATGGGTTCATCCCCTTGCTGTTGATTGCCTCGAGGCCACATAAACCGGTTTCCCGGTCACTTCCTGCACCCGGCGGCGGATGCAATCAGTTCGCAAAATCCAGTTCACCCTGGCTGCCTTCTTCCCGCTTCTCGTCATTTCCCTGCTGTTCTTCCGCGGGATCGGAAGCGGCTTCCACCGCCGTGATGTCGATGACGCTCGGGGCTTCGGCCGGATCCTCACCGTACTCCAGCTTCGTGTCGACGTCCTGCGAATACGCCATGCGCATTTCGACAGAGAGGATGCCCCACTTCGAGAGCATGTTCCGGATGACGGTTTTGAGAGCCATTCCTTCGAACTTCTCGGGATCCTGCCACGGACTTGTTTCCTTGTGAAAACTCTTGGAGTATTTCTTGGCATGAGAGATGATCTGATCTCTGGTCCAGTACACGGTTTTCCTGAACCCGTTCACCAACTCGAAGTACCCGGCGTACCCAATCACCGCGTCCGATTTTCGTTTTTCAAAGTCGATTTCCAATTCTTCCGTCAGGGGATTCCATTTGACCAACTCGCCCTCGTACACCGGAATCGCATTAATCGCTTTGTAGACAGCCGTTCGCAGCGCCAGCTGAATGTAGCCTTTATACCCCATCTGCGGTTGCGCGATCATTTTTCCGGTCTTGTTGTCCTTGTATGGGACCACCCACATGTAGCCCAAGTTTTTGTCAACCGGGAGGTCGAGCGACGCCGCGACCATGCAGGAAGAAATGATCGACATGGGATCGCATTGCTGAAGATTTTTGTCCGAGCTGACGAGATTGATGATGCTGGTCATGAATTGAGGAGCCCGCTTGCCCAGCACCTCATCGAATCGTTTTTTGATCGCCGGGCTGTTCAGAAGGTTTTTGACGCCGGCGATCGGGCTTAGCTGAGCTCCGTTTCCTTCGCTGCTTGTTACGTTCGCCCTGGCACTCAGGGCCGCGCTCAGGTTTTGTTTTGCCATGGTTCATCATGCCTCCATCCGTTTGATTTCGAAGCGCCGGTATGTCGTTTGGGTCGTGTATTTCGCATAAACGTCCGGCATTTCCGCTTTCATCCGTTTCGTGTCCAATCGGGACGAATGGGTCGTCTTCCACGTAATCCGCCAGTCCTTGAATCGTCCAGCCTCGTACTCACCGAGCAGCATCTTGATGTTGTTCGCGGCTTCCTCCTTGCGCTCGATGGCCAGCTTTTCTTCTTCCGCGGCCCGCTCGTACTGCTGAATCCATCGTTCCACTGCGGAAGGCAAGTCCACTTCGAAGCCGTTCGAATCCGGATAGAGTTGCTTCACCAGCTCCGTTGATGCCGGTGAACCATCCGGATCCGGCGGAATCTGCTTCAACACGTGGTTCTGCCAGAAGTCGCTCTCGATCTTGATCAGGTTTGCGATGATCTCCTCATCGCGCTCGATTCGCTTGTAAACGAACCGGTTTCCGCCGATAAGGACTGCGATCCACCAGGCGGAGTAACCGGTCACAGCCATGTAGTGATGGCACTGGATCGCGTATTCCCAAGGGATTTCGTCGCCTTCCCATTCGCCGGCCTTGTATGCGCCGGCGGTCTTGCATTCCAGCCCCTCGTTCCGGCCGACGATGAGCCGGTCGACATTCGCAAGCATAAACGGATGTTCCGGATGCCGGAGTATGGCGTTGCGGCGCCGAACTTTCAACCCGGTCCGGAGCGAAAACTCCTCTGCCACAAGGTCCTCCAGCTTCTTCCCCCAGTACATGGCCTCGTTTTCCTCGGGTGGTTCGATCAGCCCGAGTTTTTCCATGTACACCTGGATGGGCGTCCTATATCTGGAGAGACCGGCGACAGCGGCTGCGTCGCTGCCACCGATCCCCTTCCGTCGTTCTTCCAGCCACTCTTCGCGGGTCATTTCCCGCGTTCTGGCCGCGATGACCGTGGCCACTATCAGCTCGCCTCCGCGCAGCGCCACTGGGCGCCGAGAAATTTCATGATGCACTCGTAGTCGGCGAACCAGTCTCCGTCGTACTCGATGTATTCGTAGCCTTCGACGATTTCTTCCCCGCATCCGCACGCGCATTTGGTGATGACTTTAGGCTCGCGTGCTTGCGAGTCCGGAAGACCATATGCGAACCTATCTAACGATACGGAATAAGCCACGCCGTCACGCTCCTTTCTTCTTCCGCAGTTCTTCAACCACCCGGCACAGGCGGGCGAACGTTCCGTCCGCTATCGCTTCCGGGTGGACGCAATGCCGGCCGTTCGCCAACGTCTCCCTGACCGCGTCCTCAACCGTCATCCCACGGCACATCACCCGCGCGTAGGCCATTGTGATGGCCGCCTTCTCAGCCTTCTTCGATAGCCAGCGAAACTTCATGACGGCCAACCTATGCCCCGACGGCAGTCACAGCGCACGGACGGCAGATCAACTTTCCGCGGACATGCCGCAGCTCGTCCAAACTGCCACAAATGATACAGCCAGGTGCGTACTTGCGAAGGATGATCCGGTCGCCGTCGACGAAGATTTCGAGCGCGCCATTCTCGTCGATCCCGAGCGTGCGGCGCAGTTCCATCGGGAGAACGATGCGTCCGAGATGGTCAACTTTCCGAACGATACCCGTCGCTTTCACGCTTCCCTCCCCCTCCGGATGCGTGGTATAATGGAAAAGAGCATATTTCCCAAACGCACCAACCGAGACGTCCGGCCTGCCCGCCGGGCGTTTCGCTTTTCTTCGCGCGCGAAACGGATCAGTTTCCGCAGGTACGCTTCCATGTCCGCGCGTTTCGCAGGGTCGATCCTATCCGGATGCTTCCGGATCCATTCGAGATTGTGCCGCGCCCGCCGAGCTGCAGCGGCTGCTTCGTGTGCCAGTACATGCCTGTCCAAATGACATTCCTCCTTTCGAATGCTTGTCCACCATTACGCAGCCCCGACCATGCCCAAGATGCTCTGCATGATCTGTAGCCCATCCATTCCGCAGAAGTATGCGACCGCAACCTCCATTGCATTCGTCTCCTGGAACCACCGGAACAGTATTGAGGCCGTCGGCTCTTTATGTCCGCCTTCGATTTTCGAGATGTCAGACTGGTTGTAGTTGAGCCGTGCCGCGAGCTCTTCTTGGCTGAGCTTCGCGCGAACCCTGGCAGCTCTCATGATTGCCCCGAAGTCGAATGCCTTCACAACCTCACCTCCCTTCGATATTCCGCATTGGAATAGCGCAGGAGGTTTGACATGCTTTATTCTCTTAGTTGCACCCCCCCTGCACTTCACGCCGCCGGCGGCGGGGTTTCGTCGGCGGCCACCGCCTTTTCACGCAGCTGGCGGAACGCATGGATCATGTTGAGAGCGCTGTCCGCCCGTTCGGTCGGCGGCATGGTGCTTTTCAGAATCGCTTCCACCGCGCCGATGAGGCCGGCGTATGAGACAGGCGCTGAGATCAGATCTTCCATTTCCAGCAGGAGATCGCGGCACGTTTCGATTGTCCACATTGCCATCACCACCTTTCACATGGCGATCTCGAGCTGCTCGGGCTTGTCCAATTGCTGGCGGAGTCGCTCAAGCATCGCATCAGCACTTCGCCGAATGATGGCTCGCTCGGCTTCGCTGACTTGGGTGTGGCCGTTGGCCAGCGCGATGTCGACCGCTTCATCCAGTGGGATCCGCCACAGCCAGGCGCGGGTGGCAGCAGCGGAAGCGACAGCTTTGCGGCGGGCGTCATTCATCGCTGGCCTCCTCGGCGTCAGCCAAACATGCGTATGCGGCCGTCGCGATCTCGGCGTCCACTGTTTCCCGTTCCTCAGGCGTCTTCGAGATGAAAGCATCGTTGATGCGGACTACAGTGTTGCCGAACTGGTACTCCGCCACGATCATCCCGGCATTCCCCCTTGGTGTATGGGTATGCCGATCGTCGCCAGGGACGGCCCTCATAACGAATCACCTCTCAGGCTGTTTCTGCAGCTCGCGATTTCGCTTGATTACTTCCGCACATTTCGTGCGGTTCAGGATCAAAAAAAATCTCCTGCACGGTTTTGTTGTAATAAGTTGCGAGTTTGAGCTTGATGTCATCGCGAGGAATCCGATGACCATTCTCGTACATTTGCAAAGCACTAACGCTGATCCCTACACTTCTAGCCACTTCTTCCCGGGGGGTCGAACCGCGCAGCTTGATAAGCCTTTCAGCGATCAATTGTCTCATCTGATCACTCCTTTCCCGCACGATTTGTGTTGTTGTATTTAATATATCACCGCACATTTCGTGTTGTCAACACATTTCGTGCTCTTTTATTTTGAATCACACGTTACGTGTTATAATTGAAAAAGGTGATCTTTATGGTGTTTGGTCAAAGACTTCGATATCTCCGAGAAAGCAAAAAAATGACCCAAAAGGAATTGGCAAAAGCTCTCAATTCGAGTGAAAGCACAATAGGAATGTACGAACGTGGAGAGCGGGAACCGAATTTTGAAACAGTGGGAAAAATTGCAAGTTATTTCGGTGTTTCAGTCGACTTTCTCCTCGGACACACGAATGATTCAACTCAAACGCAGCGAATTGTGCAGGATTATTCCCCGTTCCTCAAAGCAATAAAAGAAAAATATCCGGGCGTCGACATTGACGACCCGGAAGTTCAACGGAAGCTCATGAAGGCTGTCGATCTGGTTCTGGAGGATTATCTTGAGAAGCAACAAAAACGTCAACAATGAGTTCGTAGAACTCAGCAGCATCAGCATCCTGCAGTTCAACGATCCCGTTCAAAATTTTGCGAATTTTACCCATCCGTGACCTCCAGATATTTTGAACGGAACACCAACGACGATAGTGGCAAGTTCATTTTACGAACAGATGTTCGTATTTTCAAGTCAAATTGTTCGACAGAATTCAACAAAAAAGCAAGTCCCCGATCCGATCGGGAATAGGTGAGGAGATTCAGTGAATGAACGATCTGCCTATTACCGAACAAATGGTTGCTTCAATAATGCATGCCCCGAAAGCCATAACTGAAGAAATTAAATGGTCTGCCAAAAGGGACCGTGATCATGTGCTCGAATTCATTGTGCCAATCGAGACATCAGATCCAAACATCAAGCTGCAGCTTGTAGCAAACATGAACACGAAAATAAGAAAATTTTCGCTCACGATTGTGTATAATGGGATTGCACGTATAAAATCATTAGACATTGGGAAAGGGCATAAAAATCCCCCCGACAGAAGGGTAAACGTCGGAAAAAAGCATAAGCACACATGGACCGATGCGTGGAAAGATCAGTGGGCCTATAAGCCGGATGACATTACAGACGGGGCTCCGTTTGAGCAAGTGTTTTGGGAATTCCTAAAGGAATGTAACATTACTTTCGAAGGAAATTTGCCACCTGTTCCTCATATCCAAGAGGAGTTGACCTTTCATGTTGACCTGCAAGGAGATCAAGGAGTATATTGACCGTTCCGCAAATTCGATGTTCCGTTGCGAACAGCAAGATTCTCTTCTTTCGGTCACCACACCTTTCACTTATCCCGATGGTGATGACATCGAATTGTTTTTGGAAAATCGGAACAACACCTTGATCCTCAGTGATATGGGCGAAACGTTGAGATACTTGGATACGTACATGTTGGATGTAACCTCAACCAGCAAAAGAAAAAGCATTATCAATGATGTCGTAAAAAGCCACAATCTATTATTCGAACGTGGTGAAATTTTTGCAGTCATCAAAACAGAAAGCCGCTTGCTTGACGCGATTATCAATATGAGCCAAGCAATCATAAGAATTTCGGACTTGTTATACACGACAAGAAGCCAATCGTTGGCTGCTTTTGAAGAGGAATTCAAATCGTTTCTTGATGAACACAGGTTCAACTATGAAGAGAATTTTGTGGTTGACACAACATCCTACCAGTACACATTTGAATTTGCTATTATTCAAAACAACCGTATTGGCTTGGTGAAATTATTAAATGCGCCAAGGAAGTTGAGCCAAAGACCCAATATTAGCCGGTTAGTTCAGGCATGGTTCGAAATTTCGACTTATGAATCGAACAAATACCCGCTGAAGAATAGAATTACGGTTTTGGATGATTCAATCTATCCTTGGAAGCATGACGACTACAAGTTACTTGAAACGCTTAGTGTCGTGAATTTTTGGAGCAATAAAGATCGAATTGTCCAAACGCTTAGAAATATCGCCTAGGTCGATAAAAGGCCCTCCTTTTCTTTTTTTATGCCTGAAAATGTCATACGGGTGATTCGATGCTCAACCGTATCAATCTCGAACAAGGCGAATACTGGATGTACCTCCGCAAATCCCGCGCCGACATCGAAGCTGAAGCCCGCGGCGAAGGCGAGACGCTCAAGAAACATGAGCAGCTCCTGTACAAGCTCGCGAAGAGCCACGGAATCCTCATCACAGAAACGTTCCGGGAAATCGTGTCCGGTGAAAGCATCTACCACCGGCCGGAAATGTTGCGAATGATGGCTTTGATGGAAGAACGGCGCCCGAAGGGCGTCCTTGTTGTTGATATGGACCGCCTGGGACGTGGCGACATGCAGGAGCAGGGGCTCATTCTGGGCACGTTTCGACGTCTCGGTGTCAAAATCATCACGCCGCGCAAAATTTATGACCTGAACGATGAATTCGACGAGGAATATTCGGAGTTCGAGGCGTTCATGGCGCGGAAGGAACTGAAGATCATTACCCGCCGGCTGCAGCGGGGCCGGGCTCTGTCCGTGGAAGCCGGAAACTATATCGCCACACGGCCGCCGTATGGTTATGAAATCATGGAACTCCCGGACGGCAGCCGAACGCTCCGGCCGCACCCGGGACAGGCGGATGTCGTGCGGCAGATTTTCCGCTGGTACACCAAGGAACAGATGGGATCCAGCAAGATCGCCACGAAACTGAACGAGCTTGGCATCCCCTCCTACACCGGCCGCCACTGGACCCCTTCGGCTGTGATCACGATTCTGAAAAACGCAGTCTACGCCGGCCGGATCCAATGGAAGAAGAAAGAGCAGAAAAAAAGCCGAACGCCTGGCAAAAAGCGGGACACCCGGATGCGGGACCGGTCGGAGTGGATTGACGTGCCCGGAAAGCATGAGCCACTGGTCGACGAGGAGACGTTTCGCGCGGCTCAAGAGCGAATGAAAAGCCGTTATCACGTTCCTTACCAATTGGATGAAAACGGACAGCCGAAAATCACCACAGCGCTCGCCGGCCTTGTGAAGTGCGCCAAATGCGGGAAAACGATGGTTTACCGTCCGTATACGCATCAGAAGCCACATCTTCGATGCAATACACCTGGTTGTCCGACCCGGAGCACGCAATATGAACTGGTCGAACGGCGGTTGGTGGAAAGCTTGGAGAAATGGTTGGCATCATACCGGGTTCAATGGGGAAAACGAAAAAAAGAGGAGACGAGCCAAGCGATCGAATTCAAGGCATCGACACTCGCGGCCCTGGAGAGAGAGTTGAACGAGCTGGAGCACCAAAAAGGGAGACTGTTCGATTTCCTCGAAAGGGGAATTTACACCGAGGAAGTTTTTCTGGAACGTTCGCAGAACCTCTCTCAAAGGATCCAGCACACGCAAGAGGCCATCGAGCGAGTCAAGCAGGAGCTCGAGGAAGAGAAGCAACGGCAGCGGGCCCGGCAAAATATGATCCCGCTGGTCGAGAACGTCATCAAGACGTATTACAGAACCGGGGATCCGGTCAAACGAAATGCATTGCTGAAGTCCGTCCTGCACCATGCGGTGTACCATAAAGAAAAGAACCAGCGCGGAGACGATTTCACGCTGGAGCTCTTCCCCCGCGTGTGA